CTCGTACTTCTCAGCGAGAGGACAGTGGATCACCGTCGGCTCGGTCTTCATGTAGAAGTAGAGAGCCGCCGCGTTCGCGATGCTCATGAGTGCAAACGCATGCACGTCGTTCTCGCCGCAGGTCTCGCGACCAATCGAACGCAGGTAATGCGCAAGCCTGACGTCGAAGTCACTTTTTGTCATCGTTGTTCTCCTAGTGGCCGTCCCGCGTGTCGCTCTTTGCGGGTGCCCGCGAGACGGTCTTGTGAAAGCCCATTCAAGCGTCCTCACCAGTCGAGGACTCGGTATTCGTTGAAAAAAGAGGCAAGGGCGCTTGAATCGGCTTTCAATCGAGACGCGGTTGCGCATCGTCTGCGCTCTGGCCGCTCGGGGCTTTGCCCTCTGCTTCGTTTCAGCTGTTCTCGATCTAGCTCGTGGGGCGTGTGGCGATCGTCCGTCGCCATCGAGCATCCGTCGCTTTCAGGTGGTCCCCAACCCAACCGCACTGGAAGATGCCCTCCAGCCGTCCGCTCACTTTTCATGCGCGACCTTTGCGACTACCGTTCTGAGCTGTACTGCGCGTCGCTAGACCCTTCTAGCCAACGGCGCAGCCGCTTCTCAGGCGGTCCCCGACACAGCTAAGTGCCGAGATTTTCATTCTTCCGAGCCTTTCGGCTTGGGTACCAAGCGGAACGGGTGTCGTTCCGTATTTGGTACGGTTATAGTACCACGTCGGTACCTAGAATGGTAGTCAGAGGTTACCAAAAACTCGGGTCGAGTTGATCTAGATCAACGAGCGTTTTTGAGGGCAAAAAAAATCCCGCACGAGGCGGGATTGAGGGTGGGAGAGGGTGGCCGGGCGCTAGAGTTCGCGCACGTTAAAGCAGAGGACGGCTCTGCCAATCACTTCGACGGATTCGCAGGTATTCAGTTGGATCGGCCTGTATTTCGGATTGTCTGAGATCAGCTCGACCTTGCCCCCAGGATGGATCTGCACGCGCTTGATGAATACGGCGTTTGAGTACTGAACGGCGTAGAGGCCATCGGCCACGAAGCGGCTCTGGGACGTGTCCACGATGACGAAGTCGCCGCGCTTGATGCCCGGTTCCATGCTGTCGCCGTCGGCAGTGATGATGTGGAGGGTCTGGAAGTTCAGGGAGGAGGTCGACTTTGAAAGCAGCCACTGCTTCGTGACGCGGAGCATCTGAACCAACTGGATGGTCTGGGCAAGCTCCCCGCCGTAGCCGCACGACCCCCTTACATCGAGCACGGGGATCGAAACGACATCCTCATTAGGTTCAAGGGTCTGCGGGCGAGACAGGGACGTATCGCCGAACCTCAGGAAGGCGGGCGTGACATGGAAGTACTCGGCCAATGCCTCGAGGTTCTCGTCGGACGGCATCTGGATGCCAGACAGCCATTTTCCTACGGTGACGTGACTCGTGCCGATACGGCGGCCAAGCTCACGCATCGAAATTTTGCGCTCTTCTAACAGGGCTTTTAGGCGGGCAGGGAAAGACATAGCGGGACTCCTTTGGTACTCAGATAGTACCAACCAAAAGACGCGACTAGGGTACCACAGAGGTACCGATTATGGTACTATGGTCGTACCATCAATTTGGATTAGAGGTTCCACATGAAAAAAGTTTCCGTTCGAGATGCCATTGCTCGCTACGGCACTCAGCAAAAGCTCGCCGACGATCTTGGCATTTCCCGCCAGACGGTCAAGCGGTGGGTATCCAACAACTCCGTCACGCGCAACTACCTTGCGCCGTTCTGCCGCCTTACTGGTTGCAAGCCCGAAGAGGTCAGCCAGTTCGCTGCCGACGTCGTTCGGATGATTCGCACCAACCGTTGAGGCAACTATGAGCTACGACGCGGAAAGGTGGGCTCGTAGCCAGAAGGTTGGCAACGCTTCTGCGAAGTTTGTGTTGATTGAACTGGCAAACGCGCTCAACCGAGAAACCGGCAAGTGCTACCCCAGTATCGAAGCACTTCAGGAGGCTACGGAACTGAACCGCAAGACGGTGATTGCCGCCACGAAGCACCTCGAGGAAAAGGGCTTCATCACGAAGCGCCGTTCGTTCGTGAACGGTAAGCAAATCGTCTACTACGGCTTTCCTTCGTTCAAGCCCGCCGACTGGGAGTCCAAGAACAAAAGTACCAAAACCGGGACTTTGGAAAGTACCGAAAACGGTACTACCGAAAGTACCAAAAACGGGACTGACGATAGTACCGAAATTGGGACTTATGAAAGTACCGTTTTTGGGACAGTAACAAGGAATAAGAACAAGGAAAAGAACAAGGAAATAGAACAAGGAAGTAGTTTCCCCGCGCAAGCGCTCCTGCTCACGATTCCGACCGACCCGAAACCGAAGGCGACAAGAGCCAAGCCAAAGACAAGCTGCCCATTCTCGCCTGACGACTCTATCCCGCCTGAATACCTTGAGTACGCACAAGCCAAGCATCCAAGCATCAACGCCCAGACGGAGTTCACGAAGTTCGTCAACTTCCACCTTTCCAAAGACAACAAGTACAGCGATTGGCTAGCCGCTTGGAGAACTTGGACAACAAAGGCAGAAGAGTTCGCTAGCAACAGGCCGAAAAACCAAAACCAGACCTTCCCGTTTGGGAAGCCCACAGATCCCCAGTACGGCATCGGCGTATGCCAGCCGCCTGCCGAACCGCCGAAGCCTTTTGACCCCGAAGCTCAAGCCGAATTCGACAGGAAGTTTGAGATTGAGAAGCAAAAGATGATCGAAGAAGGTTTGATTTTCTAAGGACCTGAAAAATGTTTGAACGAAAAGATGAAAGCGTCGCGTCTCTGACCGAAATCTTGGGACGCATCAAGAACATCAAGATGAACCCGCGCACTGCCTCTACCGTGCTTGCGAAGGAAAACGCACTCGACCCCGAATTGCTGATGGAGGTCGAAAAGATGCGTCGTGAATTCGAGGAAAAGGGCATTGAGTACACGGAAGGCGCACTCATCGGCATGGCTGAAAACCGTTACCTTCGCCGCAAGTACGACGAACAGGCCGCCGAACGATTCGCGCAGGTTGCCGCCATTCCCCAGAAGTTCGCAAAAACCTCGCTGATTGGCTTCAAGCCGTTCGACGACGTGCAGGAAGTCGCATTCAGGCGCGTGTGCCGTTGGGCGAACGCCGTGAAGGACGGCAAGACGCCGTGGCTTGTGATTTCAGGTTCGTGGGGTACTGGAAAATCGCACCTCGCTTGCGCTGCGCTCAACTCTCTGCGCGATGCGAAGGGCCTGAACGTCCGGTTCGTTGCCTGCGTCGACCTAGTCCGCGCAATTCAAGACACGTACCACAACAAAGACGGCGAGGGCGCATCCGAAGCAAAGGTGATTGCCGATCTCGCGCGACTGGACGTGCTGTGCCTCGATGACGTGGCCGCTGATCCGTCCGCGTTCGAGTCCAAGCTGCTGACGCGCATTCTGGACGCTCGTTACCGCAACGACAAACCGACGCTCATTGTCACGAATCTGGGCATTGAAGAGCAAAACGGCCGCGCGTCAAAGTTCGACGAATATGTCGGTCCTCTCGTTGCCTCGCGTGTGCGCGAGTGCGCCGATTACGTGACTGTCGTTACCACCGACTTCCGCCGCGACTTGCAACTGCGTAAAGCCGCGCAGAGTCAGGCCCCTGCCAACTGCTGAGAGGAGTTGATCTGATGAGCGATTTCTTCAGCTGGCTATTCACAACCGATCACCTACAGGATTTCTCAATCCTAACGCTCTGCTTCTGCATCGTCATGTCCGGCAGGGCAATAGATCGACACAACCGTCAGATTTCCAAGCTGCAGAGAGAAGTGAGGGAGCTCACTCGCCGATGTAATGAGTTCGCTCATAGTCACAACTCGCCCGAAGAGCGGGGCGCAAGTAGGAGAACGGAATGACAACCTCGAGCGTACCGCTCTCTGCAATTGTCGGCTTCACCAAGAACCTCAGGGTCTTCGATTCGTTGGGGCGAAGCGAGATGGCGAGTTGCTTCTTGCCTGCCGAGAGGTCGGCTGTCGGCACGAACTCGCCGCCCTTCTTCACAAACGTGGGAAAGATCGCATCTTTGACTTCTATCGATCTGAGCACGACCGGCATCGTCGCCGCTTGGATCGTGACGGTCATGGCGAAAAAGCCGTCCCTCTGCAGCTGTTCACCACGTGAACCGCGACGGGTGCTGTTCGGAACGTCATCGATGCAAACGTCGATGGTAGGGCGTGAGGCTAGGAAGTTTGGATACATGAAAACGGCTGTGGCCGCCGTAGCGACCGCGGCAATGACAGAAAACGGATCAAACACGATTTCCTCCGTGGGTTGGTTGATGAATGTGTTGGGGAACACGCCTCAATCATCTCACGGGGGAGCCAGAGAGGTAACGAGAATGACAGGGTTTTGGACTTACATGTGCGTGCTCACGGTCGTTGTTGGCATAGTCGCAATCGCATGGATTTTTCGCGACTGGAGGGGCTAAGAGATGAACTTTGCGCAACTCTTCTTTTCGATCTTGGCCTTCGGCGTGCTCACGCTCGGAATCTTTTGGGCTTTTCAGGAGGCAGCTTATCGGGCACAGGTCTTGGGTGATTCGATTACGCCGCCATTTCTGCGAGGCATATCGGCAATGATTGCGGCCGTGTACGCGGCTTCCGTCGTTGTTTCATCGCTGTATTGGCTAAGGAGCGTGCTCGCATGACGGACGAAATCGAATGCCTTATAGGGATCGTCCTGCTTTTCGTCATGTACGTTGCATGGATTTTTGAGAGCGATGACTGGGACGAATGAGCAAAAGCATATTGACCACAGGAGGAAGTATGAGGTGGAACATCAAGGGCTTCGACCAGTACGAAGTCGACGAGGCAGGTCAAGTCTGGGCCAAGCCGCAAAAGCGCCGATTCGGCAACAGCTGTCGCCTGATCCCCGAAAAGCCACTCAAGCTCGAAAAGGCGGGCACGTGGCAAATGCGGAAGGCGGGGCTCCCGCAACGCCTGCGACCTGAAGAAATTGAACAACTCAAAATCGCCAAAGGAGAAACCGATGCAAATCACTCGTAGCACCCGCATGTCCGAAATCAAAGACGAGGATTTCGAGCCGATCGAGAAGGACGGAAAGCTCAATGCACCGAAAGTCGGAGAGCGATGCCTGTTTCTGCTCAGGGCGTGGCACGGGCGTCCGGTCAAGGGATTCAGGGTGTTCGGCTATCGGGAGGACGACGCGCTCATCTACGTACCTCTCTACAAGCAAAGCCTGTCGCTCCTGAACGTCAAGGGCTGGATCAGCGCAGGCGGTGAGCCGTTCTACAACGGACGCTTTGGAGGCGCGAAATGACCAGTCTCTTCACGCCTGACGAACTACCGCGCATGGCTAAAACGCTCAAGACGCTCGAGACGACCATCGACGCGATCGTCTGCGCAGATGAAAGCCAGCATGTGAGAAATCACTCATGGGATCGCTTGGACAACCGCAAGCGCGTCAAGCAGGCTCTTCGCGCCGCAAAGCACCAGGCAGATTCCATGCTGCGACTGATGGAACGCACCGACCTCGAGAGACTCGCACATGAATAGAAAAGTCTTCGCGCTCGGGCGCATGAAGTCCGGCCAGATGAACCGCACAGAGGCGGCTTATGCAACCACGCTAGAAGCCGCCAGAAACGCGCAGAAGATCGTCTGGTATGCCTTTGAAGGCGTCACTCTTAAGCTCGCAGATGGATGCCGCTACACGCCAGATTTCGCTGTTCTACGAGCTGACGGCGTCATGGAGATGCACGAGGTCAAAGGCTACTGGACCGACGATGCACGTGTGAAGGTCAAGGTAGCAGCCGAAAAGTTTCCGTTTGTCTTCAAAGCTGTCTACAAGCAAGCAAAGAAAGACGGCGGAGGTTGGAGGATTGAGGAGTTCTGATGATCACGAAAGAGCAAGAACAGCGACTTCGCAACTGGGCACGAGCAAACCGCGAATGCCCTCGAGCAAAGAAAGGAGCAACACTGGTTTTCTGCGAGTCGCTTCGGTACTACTACGATCGACAACCGGAAGAGGATGAGCAACTCCCAATCAAGCGATCCATTCCCGCGGCAAAAGGCATAGACTTGGCAGATGCCGATCTACTGGATGAGGCTTACCGAGACAAACGTCTAACCAATGTCTCCCGAAATCTCCTAAGGCTCTACTACTGCTGTTTCACTTCTCCAAGCGTGATCGAGCAGAAGCTATCGCTAGGACAGAAAACCTTCCTTATGCACAAGGAAAGAGCGGTGGCAAAGTTTTTCGAGATTGTCGATTCCCTTGAGGAAAACGTGCTAAAATAGCAAGGTATTGATAGAGCAGTTGGCTCTCGGTTTGACTCCGCAGCTCCCGAAATGGGAGCTTTGTCATGTCCGAAAGAAACGAACCCGCAAGCGAAAGCAAGCGTTTCAGAGCTGATGCTAGCTTGAGTTAAGATGTAATTGAGCCCGTGGTGAAGAACTGCGGGCTTTTTTCGTTTACAACACCGCGCACGCCTCTCAACGATGCGCAACCCGCGCGGTTTCCATTAGGTCAGTTTGCTCTAAGGCCTGGGTGGGAGAAATCCTCGCCCTCTCTAATTCCTTGGGTTACCTATGAAGAAAGCTATTGTGGCGGCCATTGCGGTCGCCTTTTTCGTTTCTACAGCAGCTGAAGCACGAGGTGGTCGTGGGTTCAGCGGCGGTCGATCTTTCTCCCGTCCTGCTCCCACGAAGAGCTATGCACCGAAGCGCACGACCGTTGTGAAGAAGAACACGACCGTCATCAACCAGACGGTGAATCAGACCTCTACCCCTAGTGGCGGCGGCTTCTGGTCGACCGTCATGGGGGCCGCCGCAGGCTCTATGGCAGGCAATGCCGTCTACGACGCAGTGACGAAGGATGACGAACCGAAGCAACCGGCACAGCCTCAGCAGCCACAGGTCATTTATGTTCCTGCCGGCTCTGACGGAAAGCCCGTTCAGCAGGCTCAATAAAACGAAAGCCGCAAGGGAGGCAACCCATGCGGCTTTCTTCATGTCCACCAACCGGAACTTGGTGAATTGATGAAAGATATTTTAACAGGTATCGGCGCGTATTTCGCGATGACCAAGGTTTTCAAAATGCTTACCGATCCCTTGAATCAAGTGCCGGGCGACTGGCTCGTCATTCGCTGCCTAATCGTCGCTTCTGCGGTGATGGGCTTCGGCATGTTTACAGCTTACGCTGTGAATTTCATGGTCAGTTACTGGCCGTTCTAACTCTCGAAAGGAGGTGCTATGGCATCAAAACCGAACGCCTCCAAGGGCGGAAGACCGTCAACCTATACGCCGGAGCTTGCGGAGAGAATCTGTGATTTGATTCGTGAAGGCAAGTCAGAGCGTCAGATTTGCAAGATGCCTGGCATGCCGGATGCGGTAACTCTTCGCAGATGGAAAGACAACAATCCTGAGTTTTGCACTCAGTCCGCGCGCGCGCGCGAAGCAAGCGCCGAGAAGTTCAACGACGAGCTACTGGAGCTTCAGGAGAACCTGAACAACGAGCTGACAACACGCCTGCTCAACGGGGAGGACTTCCCGCGAGGCGCGATTGAGGCGTACCGCGTGTTGATGCAGGAGAAGGCGCGACAAGTGTCTTGGCGTGACGATTCCCGCTTCGGCGATCGCAAGACCGTGAAGATTCAGAGCGACACGCCTGATCTTTCCACGATCGACATGGAAAAGCTCAAGGCGGCAAGAGAGTTGCTGTATGACGAGACTCCCGACGCTGATTGAACTCGATCAGGAGATCGCAAGGCGCAGCCTGTCTGAGTTCTGCAAGATGGCCTGGCACGTACTCGAGCCTGCAACCCCAATCAAATGGGGATGGGCGCTCGATGCGATGTGCGAACATCTCGAGGCCGTGCACAACGGTCAGATTAAGCGCCTTCTGATGAACGTTCCACCCGGCATGATGAAATCATTGCTTACGGGCGTTTTCTTCCCGGCATGGGAGTGGGGCGCAGGCGGACAGCCTTCAATGCGCTATCTGACGACCGCACATAAGGAAGACCTCGCAATCAGAGACAACCTCAAGTGCCGACGCCTGATCTCTTCTGACTGGTATCAGGAGCGATGGGGCGTTGAGCTATGCGGCGATCAGAACGCAAAGAAGAAGTTCGAGAACACGGCTACTGGCTTTCGTGAATCCATGGCCTTTCGAAGCCTTACGGGCTCTCGAGGCGATCGCATCATCATCGACGACCCGTTGTCCGTTGACGATGCGTTCTCTCAGGCCGCGCTTGATGCCGCACAACAGACCTTCCTCGAGGCTGTGCCGTCCCGCGTGAACAACGAGCAATCGGCGATCATCGTCATTATGCAGAGGCTCCACGAGCGCGATACGTCAGGCGTGATCCTCGCGAAGGAACTGGGCTATGACCACTTGATGTTGCCGATGCGCTTCGAGGAAAGTCGCAGGTGCAAGACCAGCATCGGCTTCACCGACCCTCGCCAGAAAGAAGGTGAGCTGCTCTTTCCCGAGCGCTTTACCGACGCTCAGGTGGATGAAATGGAGAAGGTCATGGGCGGCTATGCTGTCGCAGGTCAGTTCCAACAACGCCCGGTGCCTCGAGGCGGCGGGCTTTTCAAGAGTGACTGGGTGCAGTACTGGGACACTTTGCCCGAGCGCTTCGATGCGAGTGTGATCTCGTGGGACATGACTTTCAAAGACTCGAAAGCGTCCGACTTCGTTGTCGGGCAGGTTTGGGGCAGAAAGGGCAGCTCTTTCTATCTCATCGACCAATTCCGCGGTCAGTGGGACTTCGTTAAGACGCTCGAGCAGTTCGTCGCGGCGGCAAACAAGTACCCGCGCGTGACTCGCAAGCTCGTGGAAGACAAAGCGAACGGGTCGGCGATCATCGCGACGCTCAAGAAAAAAGTGTCGGGCATCATCCCGATCACGCCAAAAGAAAGCAAGGAGGCGCGCGCGTCGGCCGTAACGCCATTATGGGAGGCTAGGAACGTGTACTTGCCTCCACCTGAGCGGTTCCCGTGGGTCGAGCGCGATCTGGTGCCTGAGCTCCTCGCATTTCCGTCTGGCGCTCACGACGACCAATGCTTTGCGGCCGGGACTCTGATCGCCACGCCGTGGGGCGACCGCCCTATCGAAAGCCTTAAGGCCGGAGACCACGTCATCACCCCGATGGGGATTAAGCGAGTCTTGGCTGCCGGGATGACCGGCGAGGCCGAGACGATCACGAAGTACGGCATCACGGCGACAAAGGATCATCCTTTCCTAACAAGGAACGGGCGTTTTAAGGCTTTCTGTCAAGTTACGGAGAACGAATGCTTGGGGTTGACACTTCGCCAAATGGCCGAGGCGAGCATCCTAATCTCGTCCAGTTCGACGGCATCACGTATCGGCTTCTATCGAAAGGCCGGTATTACCTCAGCCAGTCAACCACGAACGAGGGGCGGAAAGGCGCGAAAGGCCTGCACGTCGCTATCTGGGAGAAATACTCTGGGCAAAAAGTCCCTCCCGGCTGGGAGGTTCACCATAAGGACGGCAACCCGTTTAACAACGAATTCAGCAACCTTGATTGTCTATCGCGCAGCGAACACAGTAAGACGATCAATCGCAAGACTGAAAGGGTTCGCCGAAACCTTGACCGGATCAGGCCTCTCGCGTCCGCTTGGCACAGAAGTGAGGCTGGACGCGCTTGGCACAGGGAGCACGCGAAGCAACCCAAGTCCAAGCAAGAATGCAACTGCCTCTGTTGCGGGAAGCCCTTCCTCGCAAAAAGAGCTGACGCCAAATATTGCTCTAGGAAATGCGAAGTCAAATACCGTTACGACAACGATGCGAGGCCAGAAGAACGGGCCTGCGTGGTCTGCGGAGCAAACTTCACGGCTCTCGTCGGCCCGTACCGGAAGAGAACTGCTGTCACGTGCAGTAGAAAGTGCCGGGGCATCTGGCGAGTTCGGAAGCAGGCAGCCAGTCTTCAATCTGATGATTGAGGACGCGCACTGCTTCTATGCTAACGGTCTTCTCGTTCACAACTGCGACGCGATGACCCAGGCATTGACGGATCTAAATAAGCACAGCGGCTTGCATATCGATCCGACAAATCTAGCTTACCTACTTGGACGGTAGGCCCCGCTACTCATGCAATCTGAATTGACGATGTGCGGTGGCAGGCCGCAAGACGCCGCGTTTTCCGCCGATTCCTGAGCGAATGGCGCAAAGTGGAGATTAAGCATTGTGAGCAAGAAGAAAAGAAAGACGGCGAAAGCCCAAGCGCCTAACGGCAATCTCCTCGCGCAGGCAAAGCGCATCGCCGCGCTTGAGGAGATCGACCGCACGCTACGCACGCCGCCGCAAGCCACTCAGCTCTTCGAGACGGTCGAGAAGGTGAGGGAGCGTTTCGCCCCTCCGGTGACTCTCGGGGTGTCTGAAAAAGAGCGCCTAGCGCAAGATGAGGCACTTTCTGACGCGGGCTTTTATGGCGCAATTCATCGCAGCCTTCAACAGCACGGCTACGAGCTCGGGCAGTACCCAGTGACCTCTTTCGTAGGTTACGGCGCGCTTCAGCAGATTGCGCAGAACGGCATGATCCGTGCTTGCGTGCAGACCGTTGCGGATGATATTACCCGCGAGTGGATTACGATCACGGGCGATGACGCGGAGGCTGTTGAGGAGATTCAGACACTTCAAGAGAAGAAGTACCACCTACGCACGCTCTTTCATGAGGCCGCAACACTAACCGGATACATGGGCGGGGCTTTTATCTACGTCGACACCGGCACGGAAAATCCCGAGTTGCCCCTGCGCTACTCAAACGAAAGCGCAGAGCTACAGCCGGGTACGAAGCTCCGGTTTGTCGTGGTCGATCCTGTGAACGTATCGCCGGGCGACTACAACGCCATCGACCCGCTCAAGCCCGACTACCTCAAGCCCCGCTACTTCTGGGTGCTGGGAACGAAGGTGCATGAGTCGCGCCTGCTTAGGCTTGTTGACAATCCGCCGCCGACGCTTCTGCGACCGGCATACAACTTCCTCGGCATTCCGCAGGCTCAGATCCTCTGGGACTACGTGATGCACTGGAATCAGTGCCGGGTCTATACGGCCGACTTGGTGCGCAAGGTCTCGCTTCTCGTTTTCCAGACGAGCACGGATGACATCTTCAACTCGCCTAACGGGGTGCAGTTGTTCGACATCCGTATGAAGGCGCTTCAGCGCTATCGCGATAACAACGCCGTGTTCGTCTGCGACAAGGAAGGCGAAAGCGTGATGAACGTGCAAACGTCAATTGCGGGCTGTACGGACGTCGTGCGGCAGTCTCTGGAGATGGTAGCGTCTATCAACCGCACACCTGCTGTGAAGCTCTTGGGAATCAGTCCTAGCGGCTTCAACGCAACGGGTGAAAGCGACATTCGTAACTACTACGATTACATTCGTTCCAAGCAAGAGCTGCGTCGCGAAGCAATTAACACTTGCTTAGAGGCAATTGAACTAGTCGAAATGGGGAGCATCAATTCGAATATCTCCTTCGACTTCAACGAATTGAGCAAGGAAGATGAAGCCAGCGCGGCCATGACCGCTCAGACGCGCGCAGGCGCTCTTGCAACGCTTGCACAAGTTCAGGCAATCAGCGCAGAGGAAATGCGCGAAGCGGTCAAGAATGAGCCGGCGATGCACTTGGGCTTTTTGAGTGACGAGGTGCCCGAAGGGGAGCCTGAGGATATCGAGGGCTTGCTTGGCGCGCTTCAGCAGGCTACGACCGCAGTGGCAGAACCTGCTCCAGCATCGAACCCGCCCGACGAATCGCGGCAACTGCTTCAGTCCCTAGGTGGCTTGAATGGCTAAACGCATCAAGACGATCCCCGCGATCGAGCCGAATGCCGGGCTCAAGGCGGCCTTGCAAAAGCGGCTGATTGCTCTCATTGAGAAACAGACGCGCGAGGCAACGGCCGAGCTCCTGCGCAACCTGATCGATTCGGGCTGCTTCACGCAGCCTGTCGAGACGGTTGCACAGGACGCCGCACTGTGGGGACGCAAAGAGAAAAAGTTCATAGATGAGGCGATACGCGCTTTCAAAGCGTCTAATCCCGCCGATGCCGCTCGAAAGCTTGACCTGAGTCTCGCCGAGAAGATGGCGCGGTGGATGATTCACGCGGGAGAAAGCGCAAAGCTCGTCTCGGGATGGTTTGTCCGCGCAATGGCGCAAAACGTGACAGCGAGCCAGCGGCGTGCGCTGATACGCGCGGGCATCACTCCTACTCTGCTCAAAGAAAAGTGGACGATCCCTATCGTCAAGAATCGACACATGGCGCCGAGCACAGCAAAAGCGTTGCCGGGGCTTGTGGACGGCATGACGGGGCTCATCACCAAAATGCAGGCGGATGACCTCGCCAGAGTGCGAGAGACGATTACACGCGGCCTCTACGAGGGGCAGAGTCTGGGAGAGATCGAAAGCGTGCTGAAAGCCTCTAGGGGCTTCACGGAGGCCCGTGCCAAGCGAGTTGCGCTTGATCAGTCGATCAAAGTCAGTCAGGGCATCCAACGCGGCAACGCCGAGGCATTGGGCATCAAGCACGCGGTATGGGTTCACGTCCCGGGGCGGTATTCATCACGCGAGACGCATATCGCAATGGACGGCAAACGCTTCGACCTTTCCGAGGGGCTTTACGACCCGGCTGTAGGCCAGAACGTAACGCCCGGGTTGTTGCCGTTTTGCCGATGCATTTTCCGTCTAGATATATCGGACATATTGAAATGAACAACGACCGCTATTTACTTGCCCTAGATGCCGAGAGCGTGAGGAGGTATGACAAGAACGGGAACCTCCATGTCACCGTCTCGCACTTGACCAAAGCGCAGGTGCGACCGTACTACGGGCATGAGGTACCTGACTGGGAGCGTCTGAGGCTCGATCCGCAGAAGATCTATCGCGGATACTGCCCGCCAGAGGAGCTGAGCAAGCCCGAGACAATCGAGAGCACGAACGGCATCCCGATTCAGCTCAACCATCATCCAGACTACGCAGACGCGCCGCAGATCAAAACGCGCGTCGGCTCCACTGGGACAGACGGCGCATTTAGAGCGCCATACCTAGACAACTCGCTGCACTTCACTGTTGAGGATGCAATCAAGCGCATCGTCGATGGGTCGATGCGTGAGTTGTCTCTTTCGTACAGATATACCCCTGACTTCATCCCTGGCAAGACGCCGGACGGCGAAGACTATGACTTCGTTATGCGTGACATTACCGCCAACCATGTTGCGCTGGTGGAGCAGGGCCGCGCGGGGCGCGATGTGTTGGTGCAAGACAGTCACTTAAGAGAGGCTCAACCTATGGACGTGACGGAAAAGAACGCGGCTCCCGTAGCCGCAGCTGACGGCGATCCTGCCGTCGAGAAGAAGGAGGTGGCACTTGCTGACGCAATCGCCGCTGCCGCCAATGGAATCAAAGACCTGCATGAGCAGGACGAGGAGGGAAATGTGGTCGACAAGCCCGCTGAAGAGGCGCAAGCCGCTGACGAGGACAAGGACGCAGCCATCAAGCGAATCATCGCCGAAATGGTTTCCAAGGGCATGAAACCCGAGGATGCCGAAGGCTTTGCCGACGCGCTCAAGGGGCTCGCCTATACCGAAGCCGAAGACGATGAGATCGAGCTCGGGGAAGACGACGGCGAAGGGGGCGAAAAGCCCGCCGAAGATAACGACGAATGCGCTCAGCTCATTCAGGACGGTCTGAAGGCCTGCGGCTACGACGAGGAGCCTGAAGAGTTCCAGAAGGCGTTTGCCGAGGGTGTGCGGTATGGCGAACGAAAGGAAAAGACCGAGCCTGAAAAGCTCGATCGTGAGCATGAATCCGAGGGCGAAGAACGCGCACTGGGGCAGGACGCCGCGCTTAAGCGTGTCGAACGCCGCATCGCTCGACGCTTTACGGCAATGGATGAGTGCGCTCAGACGCTCGGTCGCGTCCGCTTCAATGCCTACGACTCTGCCGAAAGCGTCTATTTGGCCGCGCTGGAGCAGGAGGGTGTGAGCATCAAGGGCGTTCGTCCCGAAGCCGCCCGCACCGCTTATCTCGCCTTCATGGCCGGCAAGAAGGTCTCTGCCAAGCGCTCGCTCGCTCAGGACGCCCAGCTCAAGACGGGCAAGGCCGACTCCATTCTCTCCACTAAGCTTTCTCAAATCAAGAAGGGGTATTAATCATGGGTTTTCAGGCAGTTGTTAAGACTGATCCTGCCGTCGGCATTGCCGGTCAGGAAGTGAATCCGAAGCAGGCCGTTTACACGGCCTTCAACTACGTCTCCGACGGCACCGTTCAGGCAGGTACTTTCTGCTTTGCTACGGCGCTCAAGGGCAACGTTACGGGTGAAACGAACATCGTCTCCCTCAAGGGCACGTCCGGTGCCAAGCCCGTCGGTTTTGTCGAACGTGACGTCATCGCTACGATTCCGACGCTCACTGCTGACGCATCGCAGGTCTATCCGCAGGGCGCCTGCCCGCCGATCGCCATTCGCGGCCAGTTCTATGCTGTCGCTACGGGCGCGGTTACGGAAGGCCAGTCCGTCCTGTGCGATCCGGCCACGGGTGCCATTACGTATGGTGCCGCCGGCACTACGAACGACACGGGTTGGCGAGTGATTTTCCCCCGCGGCGTCAAGAGCGCCGCCAAGGATGATGTCGTGATTTATCAGAACTTTGGCGTTACGGTTGCGACCGGCGCAATGGCCGCCGCTCTCGCTGACTCTGCAAAGGTTGACGAGGCCTCCGCGGGCTAAGGAGGTTGGGCTTATGGCTTACTCTCCTACGTTGTGGAAACGCGGCGACATCATCACCGCCGAGAAGCTAAACAAGGTCGAGACGGGACTGCAGGCCGCTGCCAGCGTTGACATTCAGTCTGCGCAGGCAACGACGCTCGCCGCCGGGGCTCCTGCAACTGCTGTCATCGAGGGTGGCGTTCTGAAGCTCGGCATCCCTCGCGGTCAGACGGGCGCGCAGGGTGCCGCCGGTGCTCAGGGTGCCAAGGGCGACACTGGTGCACAGGGCGCTAAGGGTGAAACGGGCGCTACGCCTACGATTACCGCTACGGCCACTGTTGACGCCACCGTCGGCACGCCCAAGGTCACGGTAAGCAAGGGCGGCACGACGACCGCGCCGACGTTTACCTTCGCTTTCACGGGGCTCAAAGGCGCAACGGGTGCTCAGGGTGTCGCGGGTGCGACTGGGGCTAAAGGCGAAACGGGGGCTGCAGGCGCCAAGGGCGACCAAGGCGAACGAGGCGCGGCTGGGGCGGCGGGCAAGAATGGCTCTTGCTTCCGTGTCTCTGCAACCGCTCTCGCTGATAGCCAGACGGGCATTGCCGCAACGGCGCTCACGCCTACCAACGCGCAACTTCCCTACGCCGTCGGCGACATCGTGCTGGACGCTACGACGAAAAAGCTTTACGCGGTCACGGCGGCGAGTGGTGGAACGTGCTCTATCGGCACCGCGCTTGCAACGCTTCCCTAAACAAACTATTTGGAGGAGTGGCCTTTGTGATGAGCAAAGGCCATGAAAATTCATATGGATCAAAACTTTCTGAATGCCAAGGCGCGCGGCATCGAGGCTCCGTACGCCGTCGGCTTTATGCCGTTCGATGAAAAGGACGGTCGCATCGTCCTCAAGAACATCAACCGCGACCAGCTCGCACAGGATGCCGCGCTTTCCACGCAGCCGAACGTCGGCGCGCCTGCGGCTCTCTACACGTACGTCGACCCGCGCATCATTGATGTGCTCTTCGGTGTCACGAATGCCACGAAGTTCTTTGACAAGACGCTCGTTGGCTCCTTTACGCAGGACTACGCGACCTTCAGCGTGGAAGAAGTGGCCGGTCAGGTCTCGCCGTACAACGACTTCGCGAACGGCACGAGCACTGATGTCAACTACAACTTCCCGGTTCGCCAGAACTTCCGTTATCAGACGACGATTAAGTACGGCGATCTCGAAACGGCGAAGCTCGCCGAGGCGAATGTCAACCTCCCTGCTCGCAAGCAGAACGCGGCCGCTCAAATCATTGCCCGAGCTGAAAACAAGTTCCAGCTCTACGGCGTTGCGGGCATGGAAATCTACGGCATGCTCAATGATCCGAACATCCCGGAATCGATTTCTCCGGTGTCGGTCAATAGCAAATCTACGTGGGCTGAAAAGATCGCGGCCGACCCGAACAACGCGGCCACGCTCGTGTTCAATGACGTGAACAAGCTGTGGCAGGAGCTGACTGCCAACAATGGCGGTCATCTTGACGTGAACGCCCCGATTGTTCTGGGCATCTCCAACAAGATGATTGGCTACCTGACTCAGCCGAATCAGTTTGGCAAGACGGCCAAGGTCATGCTGCAGGAAAACTATCCGAACATCGAAATCGTTCAGCTTCCCGAGCTCTCTACGGCCTCCGGTGAAATGCTGTACATGACGGTCAAGGAAGTGTATGGCGACGAGACGGGCTTCTCCGCCTTCTCCCGCGCCTTCGGCCTCGGTCGCCTGATCGCGCATGAATCCAGCTTCACGCAGAAGGCCACGGCCGGCACGTGGGGTTGCGTGATTCGCCGCCCGAGCCTCGTTGCGACGATGGTCGGCATCTAAAACTCGCAGGCCGTCACGAACGGCCTTTATCTCCACGGCGGGGCGGGTTCACGCCTGCCCTGCCCAAACTCTTGTCACGAATAGGTTTTTTTATGGCTCGCACTACTCGTACTCGTAAGGCTTCTGCTCTCGGCACCACGGGCATCATTGCCGACACCGCTGAGCAGGAAGCAAAGAAGGTTTCTGACATCGCAGGCGATGAGATCATTTACATTGCCTGCGGCATGCCCCTCGGGCTCAAGTTTGATGACGTTGATAATGGCAATGGTGGCACGAAAACCGTTGTTTTCCCGGGGGTTAATCACGCGCTAAGGGGGCAGGCTAAAGGCGTGCTCCTCGGCGCAGGGAACGCCGTCCTGGTGGGCGTAGCACGCCGAGACTGGGAGGACATCAAGCGCAAACATGGTGGCGAGCGCGCCTTCACCGCCATGCCCCCGCTCCTCTGGGAGATGAGGAGCGAGAAGGAATTCAAGGCGCGCCGCGATGAGATTGCCGAGATGCGCACGGGCGTCGAGCCTGTCGATCCGGCTTCGGTCGGCGTTGAGAAGGTAAAAGACATCGAGGCCTAAAAATGGACGTAGCGCTTGATATTGAAGAATTCCGCTCATGGTTCCCGGGGCTGACAGAGACCGTCATCAATGATGTGCTCTTGGGTGTGCTGTGGGATCAGGTGGGGGCGATTGTCGGCACGACTGACGCAGATAGCTTTGCCCCGTTCGAACCTGATGCGACGCCCCCAGTGCTCGAGCGTAAAGTGCTTCTCTATTACGCGCTGTGTCATATGGCCACGCTCTCTACGCGCGGCGATCAGCCCGGGCGCGTGGCCAGTGCCTCCGAAGGCTCGGTTTCGACCTCGTTTGATCTCATCAAGAGCAACTCGCAGTCCGCGCAGTGGTGGAATCAGACGCCGTGCGGGTCTACGTATTGGATGATGACGGGCAAATACCGTCTCGGAGGACGTCTGTACGTCTCTGATAACTATCATCCGTGGGGGTAGTGATGGGCATCAAGGTTGACGCCGGCAAGGTGACGCAAAGGCTGGAGGGGCTCGCCAAGCAGTACGGAAATCGTGCCGCAAAAGTGGTCGAGGTTGGGGTGACTGACGCAAGCATTGCCGAGTACGCGCAGTACGTCGAATTCGGTTGGGTGCAACGCGTCACGCCTAAGCAATCGCTCTTCTTGAGCGGTGCGATCGGGCGACCTGTGCCGATGGGCGATAGAGGACAGCCAGACTTCGCGAACGCTGCCATTAAGCCCGGTGTGGCCTTAGTCAACCCGCCCCGTCCTTTCCTGCGAGGGACGCTCGTTGCTGAGCAGGAAAAATGGAAGGCTGTGCTGAAGAAGGCGCTCGCAGGCATGAAAGACCCAAGCACTGCACTTGCGGTGCTGGGCACTGTGGCCGCGCAGGACGTGCAGGCAACGATCGCCAGTGGCGGGACGTCAAAGGAAAAGTTTCCAGAGCGTGCTCCGCTTACGATGGAGCTCTATGCCGCGCAGTCCGCAGGGCGTAAGACTGGGGGCAAAAACCACTCGTCGAAAGCCAGCTCCGCCACGACGCAGCCGATGGTTTTGTCTGGGGCGTTGCTTCACTCAATTTCGTTTGAGGTCAAGTGAACATGAGCTTCAGGGTTGAGAATCAGGGAGTTGTATGGGGCTGAATTTACATGCAGTGGTACGCGGATCGATCAATGCGATCCACCCGGATGAGGAAGTTCAGCTACTTCACTCAACGGGCTCAGTGCCTGATGAAAATGGCTTTGCCGCGCCGCAGTACGAGCGCACTATGGGCGTTATGGCGCAGGTGCAGAGCGAGGGCGATGCGGCGCTGTTTCATGCCGACATGGCGGGGGCTAATTCGATCGTGCGTAAGTTCTACCTATTCGCCCCGAAGGACTTTGCAAAACAGACCGCAGGCATCTTTCGTCCGCTCTCCCGCGCAGGGGATTACATCCTGCGCAAGGACGGGACTGTATGGGCTGTAGATGCGGTTCTAGAAAACTTTTCAGGCGTCAACTGGTTGAGTGTGCGCGCTACGCTTCAGCTAAGCCCGCCGCAGGGGATTGTATGGTTATGATGCAAAGCCCTCCTACGCGCTCTACGATCGTCTCCGATGAGACGGTCTACAAGGCCGTCAAAGACTTCGAGTTGCTGATGATGTCCGGCCTTGAGGCTACGCACATCATCGCGGGAAATCAGAACAACCTTTCTCTGCCGGACTCGCGCGATTACGTCGTTAATACGATCATCGCGCACCGGGAGATCGGGACGCCCGTCGAGTCCTATGAGTGGGACACGGCGACTCAGAAAATGGACGCTGTGGTCTCTAGGTTGGTCGAGATGAGCGTTCAAGTCGACGTCTATAGCGATCATCCGGAAACGGCCCGTATGCGCGCAGAATCGGTCGCAACAGTGGCCAGAACAGTGTCAGGTTGCGACTTCTTTCAGAAGTACGGCCTATCCAGTCTCTACGCTGATGACGTTCGCAATACGACCGTGGTGGTGGATGAAAATCAGTATGTCCAGCGATGGACGACGACGCTTCACATCACCTACACGCACGTCGTCAAGCTTGACGTGGAAAGCACTGACGCTGTTAATGTCGGCGTGCATAACGTTGATGTGCGCTTCCCGCCGCGCTAATGCGCATTGTCTTAATTAACTTACCCAAGAGCGCCCTGCAGGGGCGCTTTTTCATTGGAGGATATCCATATGTCTTTGCCTGCATCCCGCATCGTTGCGGTCTCTCCGCGCGTGATTAGCGGCGGCGGTAGCGATCTTGAAACGAACGGCCTTGTGCTCACGAAGAGCGCTGTTCTTCCCGCCAGTACGCCCGCGGTAGCCTTTTCGTCGACGGCGGATGTGTCTGCCATGTTTGGAGCCGAGGCCGAAGAGACGGCTTTTGCTCAGCAGTATTTCAGCGGCGTGCAGAATCAGCAGAGTGCGCCGAAGTCTCTTGTGATCGCACGTCGTGTCACCGAGGCTGCCGGCGCTTGGATTCGCGGCGGCGAGCTTTCCGTTACGCTCGAAGCCCTGAAGAAAATCACTGACGGCTCGCTCAAGATCAGCGTCGGCGGTCAGGAAAAGAAGGCCGCTTCGATCAATCTCTCCTCGGCCACCTCGCTCTCCGATGCCGCGACGAAGATTGCAACGGCGATCTCGGGCGTTAAGGGCACGTACGACAGCAATCTCAACGCTTTCACGTTCACGACGGATACGAAGGGCAAGGCAGCGACGATTAGCTACGCCTCTAAGTCCGACAGCGGCACCGACCTCAGCGAAATGCTCGGCCTGACGCAAGCGACTGGTGCTGTGCTCTCTCAGGGCGTTGATGCTATGACTGAGACGGCCAATATGGAGGCGATCTGCGCCGTCACGCGGAACTGGGTCGGCTTTACGACGCTCTGGGAGGCCGAGCTTGAAGAAATTGAAGCCCTTGCCGCATGGGCGGACATCTACGATGATTTCGTTTACTTCCCGTGGTCTAGCGACAAGAATCTTGAAAGCACGTTGACGGCTTCGAATGGCGCGCTTGCAAAGATTGTTGATAAGTACGACGTCGTAGCCCCGATCTACTTCCCGACGTGGGGGCTTTCTGCAATGGCTATGGCCTGCGGTGCTTCTATCGCTTGGAACCGCACGCAGGGCATGAAGACTTGGTTTGCCAAGTACGCCTCCGGCCTTTCCCCGAACGTTCTCGAGGAATCCGTTGCGAACGCGCTTGAGGGCAACCGCATCAACTTCATCGGCCAGTACGCTACGCGAAATGATCAGTTCCAGTTCTTCAACCGAGGGACGCTCTCTAGCGACTTCTATGGCTTCGTTGACGTGCTCTATGGCTCGATCTACCTGCGCTCCGCGATCCAGACGAGTTGCATGTCGGGCTTCAAGAACGTCAACCGAGTGCCGTACAACGCCGCAGGCGAGGCACTGATTCGCGCGTGGTGCCAGGATCCGATCAACCGTTGCATCAACAACGGCGTGATTGACGCCGGTCTCGCGCTCAATGAATCGCAGAAGTCGCAGATCATGCAGGAGACGGGCGACGATGGCGAGGACGTGATTCAGGCGATCACCTCCAAGGGCTATTGGCTAGGCATCACCCTGCCCGATGCCGCAGGTCGTGCGAACCGCGAAGCGCCTTCCGTGACAATCTTCTACGCGTATGCAGGAAGCGTTCAGGCTCTTTCCGCAGAAGTGATTGTAGTTATCTAGTGAACATCATCAGCCCTGACGGTTTGGCCGTTGGGGCTTCTTTTTAGGGGCATAAAATGGCCAGTTCCAACTTTGACGTAACGTCTGCAAATGCTCAGCTCGTTCTGACTGTGGACGAGCTCTACCCGTCGGGCATTCAGCTTCAGCAGTTTAGCGCCGACGGTATTTTCTCCAGTGACTCGATCGAGATGGCGGAAACGCGCCGATCGGTCGACGGATACATGGTGGCAGGCGTGATCAAGAACATTTCGTCTGTGACGCTCACGCTTGAAGCTTCCTCGCCGTCCGCCTCTGCACTTGAGTATGTGCGCGACTGCATGGAGGCGAACAACAAGCCGTACGAATGTACTCTGACGTGCTACATCCCTGCGCTGGGGGTTACGCGCACGTTCGTGAAGGGCGTCCTCAAGAGTGCCCCTCCGATGTCGGCGGCGTCTCGCACGATGCAGCCGACGCAGTGGGGCTTTGACTTTGAGCGCGTGCTTTAAGGAGCGAACATGGACGTCTCTAAGATTGAAGTACAAGACGGCACGACGCTGAAGAGCTTCACGATCGCGCCCATATCGGCTTACAAGGCCGAGCAGTGGATGTACCGCGCGGCTTTTGCCATGGGGCGTAACGTTGACGACATTCAGCAGGTTTTCAGCGACAAGCCCGCGGATTTGTTGAAGACCATCCTCACGATTCCCTACGACGAGGCACGCCCTCTGCTTGACGATCTCCTTTCGTGCTGCACGCTTGTGCAGGGTAATGCGCTGCGCCGCCTCGAAGGAGAGTCCGCGTGCGCCGTCATCGAGAGCCCGTTGACGCTCACGAAGCTCAGGATTGAATCGCTTCGTCGGAATTTCGGTTTTTTCTTCGATGGCGACGTCTTGAAGTCCCTTATGCCGCAAAGTACCGAAACGCCTGCCTAAAAGTAAAGGGCGTGGCGTCCTTTGCGAATGTTCCCAAGATCTGCGGCGCGATTGTCGCCGCAGGTTTGGCCAGCATGGTCGAGCTCAAAGAAAAGTTGACGCTTGAGGAGGCCTATGAGCTCCTTGAGGTTCTAGAGCTCCGTAACTACCATTCGTGGCTCGCACAACAAAGGTTAGAGAAAGAAAATGGCTAGTGTAGTAGACAGACTCGTAATCGCCCTCGGCCTCGACAGCGAGGAACTGAACAAAGGGCTCGAGAATGCGTCCAAGGCCGTCTCTGACCTCGGCAAGCGGATGGAGGTGAGCGGCGCCAAAATCGACCAGATGGCAGCCAGAGCGTCCAAGTCGACGCTTATGCTCGGCGGAGTCTCTGATGAGGTGGCCGAGCGCGTCATGGCGATCGGTACGGCTGGGCAGAAGGCCTCGCTCATCACCGGGCGAGCCATGGATGAACTGGCCGGACGCATGGGAAAGCTCGGCACGCTTTTCAAGGAGGTAGTTGCGCCATTCGCCTCGGTCTTTGCGGGCCACCAGCTCTTTCAGAATCTTTCTCAGGTGGGCGAGAGTCTCGACATTCTGAGCGAGAGAACGGGCGTTGCCACAGACAAGATCGACGCGTGGGCGAAGGCTAATCGTGACGCCGGCGGCAGCGAGGAGGCATTCAAAAGCGCACTGGAGTCGTGGACGGTAGACAAGCGCCGCTCAGCGGATGAGTTTTTCCGCATTGGCGAGGCCGTCAAGGGCATGACCGATCAGCAGGCATCGCACTTTTTGAATGCGATGGGGCTGAGCCAGGATGCGGCCGCAGTCTTTACTAAGTTCAAGGACAGCGCGAACGATGCGGCCGAGGCTTACAAGGGCGTTGCCTTCACACCGGAACAGGCAAAGGCCGCGCGCGAGATGAACATTCGCTGGCGGCAGTTCACTGATCAGGCGCAGGCGCTCGCCAACATGCTCGGCGTTACCGTGCTCCCGGTGGTGAACAAAGTGCTAAAGGTGATCGGCGACGGCGTTGCCTTCATCCGAGAGCACAGCCGCGCAGTCAAGCTCGTTTTGGCGGGCGTCGGTGCGGTTTTGGCTGCTACTTACGGCCGGTCGATCATTCAGGCGATCACGGCCTCGTCGACGTTCTTCAAGGTGCTCAAGAGCGGTCAGGGCATCATGGCGGCGCTCAACGCGACAATGCTCGCGAACCCCGTGGCCGTCGTGACTGCCGCTGTGGTTGCTCTCGCGTTGGCTTTCGATGATCTCTTCGCCTTCATTCGGGGCGGGAACTCGATTCTCGGCCGCTTCCTGAGCTTTATCGGCGTATCCGATGAAAGGATTCAGACGATCCGCGAGACATGCCAAGACTGGCTGAGCACGCTCATCGAGCTCCCCGCGGATGCAGTCAAGGCTCTCGGCGAGTTGTGGGACGAGATCAAGTCAATCGGCAGTTCCTTCAAAGAAGGTGTGGCGGATTTCTTCGGCGGTGTTGGTGATTTCTTCAGCTCCATGCCGGATCGCGCGGCCGATGCAATTGGTCAAGTGATCGCGGACGTCGGGGCGCTGGGCGAGGCCATAGCTGAGGCCCTCGAGAGCGGCATCAGGACTGCCATTGACTGGGCAAAGAACGCCTTCAAGGCGCTTGTCGATCAATTGAGCGCGTGGATTGCCGATGCTCTCGATATTGGCGGGAAGATCAAGGGCGCTGCATCGGGCGTCGTGGACTCTGCCAAGGGTGTCATCAAGGATGCTTTCGGCGGCATTGCGGACTTTTTCTCGGGTGACGATGGCGACAAGAAGGGGGCGGAAGCTCCAGTGCGGGCAAACGATCCGAAGATCGTTCGTGTCAAGTACGATGCCCCGGTTGCCTACGCCGGCATGCCCTCGCAGGAAAGTTCGTCCGACACGCTCGCTCGCTTGGGTGATGCGCTTTCGGGCTTCTTCAGTGAGACGCCTATGCAGGCAACTGTCGGGAGCTTTGCGGCGGCCAAGTCTGCGAGCGCAGGCCCGGGCGTGACGAACGACATGCAGATTCAGGTGACAAACAACATCCAGACGAACGGCGACCCCGAAGCCGTAGGTCAGGCTGTTGGTGGCGCGATGGACAATGCGTTGAGCCGTCGCAATCGCATGCTCGTAGCGGCGCAGTCAGGCGTAATTTCAAAGTGAGGGAAGGATGGCCGAAGTGTGGGCAATCGTTGATGAGAATGCGCGGCCGTTCTGCGGCTACACGGCGCTTGATGGGTTCGAGGACAACTCGACAGCCAATGTTCCGACGGAGCCGCAGGAGAACGGGGCGCTATACGCTTATGACAAGGTGCCTCAACCGTCCGAGTGTTCTGTCAGTCTGCTTTTCTCTGGTGACTATCAGGCGCAGCAGGAGGCGGTCTCTAGGCTCGAGTCCTATCGTTGCGGGACTCAGCTCTTTCGCATCCTAACGCCCTCTAAGGTGTATAGCCGCATGGCTGTCGTGTCGTACGGCTATACACGCTCGGCAACGAACGGGGCTAATGCGCTTGAGATCCATGTTGATTTCCGAGAGGTGCGCTCGGCCAAGGTCGGCGGGGCGTCGGTCGCGTGGGCGCCCAAGAGCGCCAATGCAGCGAACAAGGTGCAGACGGGACAGGCGCAAGGGAGCCTCGTTGCCGATCTCCTTTCGTGAGGAAGATGATGTTACGCATACCACTGCAGACGCTTCCCAATCAGGAGTTTTCCATCGTCCTTGATGGGCAAAACTGCGTGATCAATCTGAGGCAGATGGGCGGCTTTTTGTATCTCACGCTAACGGCTGATGAGGTCAAAATCTGCGACGCCCACATATGCCGCACGATGTCGCCCATACCCGTGTGGAATACGCCTGATTTCGCAGGCAGGCTTTTCTTTCTTGACAGCGGCGGGAAATCCGCGTCGCCTCAATACGATGCACTGGGCGAACGCTTTACGCTCAACTACGCGACGGAAGAAGAATGGCGAGCACTTACAGCCTAAAAGACATCCGCGTAACGATTACGCTTGACAAGAGCGGCGCGAACAACCAGCACACCTTTCAGGGCTTTGCTACGAACGTAGCTATCTCAAAGACCGGGGGTGTGGATTTCGCGACGGCGCAGGTTGAGATTTACGGCCTGTCGCTCGACACCATGGGGCAATTGACGACACTCGCCTTCAAGCCTCTCGGTCGTAGGTGGAATGCGATAGAGATCGCGGCCGGTGAGCAGGGGCAGGAGTTGCCTGTGATTTTTCGCGGGTGCGTCACGGTTGCATACGCCGATCTCAACGGCTCGAGCCCCGTGCTCAAGATAGAAGCGCAGGTTGGCGCATACCCGCTCCTCGAGCCCGCGTCGACTGTGAGCGTGCAGGGGTCTCAGGACGTCGGGGACTTTATCAAGTCTCAGAGTGCGCAGGCGGGGTTCGAGTATCAAAACGACGGTGTGCAGGCAACGGTTTCTGACATGACGGTCTACGGAGACCCGATCACAAAGATGAAAACGGTTGCGAATGCCGCAGGCGCGGACATCATCTTTGATGACGACAAGACGATCGTTGTGCCGAAGGACGGCGTAAGGCGTGCAGAAGGCGGCGTGCCCGTTGTCTCTGCTGACACAGGGATGATTGGGTATCCGACGTTTACGAATACGGGCATCCAATGCAGGACGTTTTTCCGTCCAGAGCTACGAGTGGCGGCGGCGGTGAGTGTGCAGACGATCGTCCCTCATGCTTCAGGCGTATGGAAGATCACTCAGCTTCAACATTCTTTGAGCGCGCACAACCCTGGGGCGAGTTCTTGGGAAACGTCCTTTGATGGCATGTGGTTAGGAGAATGAAATGTCAGAGTACGCACAGCCGCAGAACGCGTTTACATCGGGCTCACAAATCAACGTCCTGGATTTTCTGATTCGCTCGGTCATCAAGGGCATGGTCAATACCGCGATTCCCGTGCGAGTGGACACGATCACGCGTCCCGGTGATGGTGCGGGCGCTGGATACCTGAGCGCGACGCCGCTAGTCAAGATGCGAAGTGCGTCCGGCGAGGCGCTCGAGCCTGTTTCCATTCCTAAGCTCAGGTGGTTTCGGCTTCAGCACGGCACGGCCGCACTGATTTGTGACCCGAAGCCTGGGGACGTTGGTTTGGCTGTCTTCGCACAGCAAGACGTGTCGACGCTTACGGGCGGAAACGAAGCTGTTCAACCGGGTAGCTTCCGATGCTACGACATGAGCGACGGGTTCTACTTGGGCGGTTTCTGGGGGCAGACTCCGACAACTTTCGTCAGGGTCGAAGAGACTGGGGACATAACAATTACGGCACCGAAAACCGTGACGATCAATACGAACGTGGAGACGATCAACGCGAAATCATCGTGCACCGTCAACACGGCTACGGCGACGATCAATGCGAGCTCCAATTGCAAGATCGACACCCCCGAGACCCACATCACGGGCACGCTGAAGGTTGATGGAAAAATCACAGGCTCGGGCGGCCTAGCAGTCTCAGGTGGCGGCGGGGCTACGGTTTCGGGTGATGTTGTGGCAGACGGGATCAGTCTGAAGGGGCATGTTCACACCTGCCCTGACGGCACAACCAGCGCGCCAAAGTAATCTAAACAATTTTCTTTAAAGGTTCGCATATGACGCATACAGCCTACACAGCAGAGCTTTCGTCAGAGTGGGACTTACAGCTTGACGGAAACGGGAATGTCGCGATGGTTCGCGGAACTCCTGCAATCGTTCAAAACGTCTGCAACGAGGGGCGGCTTTTCTACCACGATGCCGTCTTTCGGTGGGATCAAGGGATCAAGTGGTTTTCGGACCAAATCGCTCAGCCGATACAGGAAGCCATTACAACGGAAGATTTGCGTTCGGCGGCATTGAGTGTGCCAGGCGTGCTTACGGTTGAGTCGGTTCTACTAAAAGCGCTTGATACAACAACACGTGTTTTGAGCGCTGAGGTACAGGTAACAACAGAGGGCGGCAGTTATGGCACAGCTAGAATTTAACGCGGATACTGGGGTGGTCGTCCCGACCGTTAAGGAGGTGCGAGACGACGTCGCCTCGGGCTTTCAGGAGGCCTTTAAAGTCAGTGACTCCGACCCGCTCCTAAACGTGGATTCGGCATCGCCCATGGGGCAGGTCGTGGACTTGGTGACGACTGAAGTTGCGGCTAAAAATCGTGAGGTGGCTTTCCTCGCGAACCAGCTCAATCCGAAGACCGCAACGGGGGTTTTCCTCGATGCCCTAGCCGCGCTCTATGGGCTCACTCGCAAGATTTCGGAGCCGACGGTCGTCGTCTGTACGTGTACTGGGTTGAAAGGCACTGTCATCCCCTACGGCGCGATTGTGCAGGATACGCAGGGCAATCAGCTCCGACACGCAGTGGCCGGCGGGGTGATGATTCCGGATTCTGGCAGCGTCGACACTCAGTTTTCCTGCGTGGAGCACGGTGCCATTGAGATCGGCGCAAAGACCGTGACGCAGATCGTGACGGTCATTGCGGGGTGGGATTCGGTGACGAACGCCGCTTCGGGGAACACCGGGCGAGACGAGGAACCGGACGGCGAGCTACTCAATCGCATGAAGCAGAGCTATGCGATCAATGCGAACGGGACGGTTGAGAACATGCAGTCCAATTTGTCCGCACTTGAAGGCGTTCTCGACTGTGTGGTCTTGGAAAACTATACGAACGAAACCCAAACTCAGTACGGGATATCGATCAAGGGCCACAGCGTGGCGGTCTGCATTGTCGGCGGGGATGATGACGATATTGCCCGCACGATCTTTGAGCGCAAGAGCGCGGGGTGCGGGACGGTGGGCGACACTCAGGTTACGTTCATTGACACCGAGCATTTCAACGCGTCTTATGTCTATAACATCGTCCGACCGACGGCGGTGGACTTTACCGTCAAGGTGACGTTCTTCAGCGACGACATGGACGCTGTGACGCAAGCCAATGTCAAAGCAGCGATCATCTCTGACTTCCTTGGGGAGCTCAAAAACGCCCGAGTGAAGCTCGCTACGACGGTTTACGCAAGCCGATTCTATAAGTGCATTCAGGACGTGACGGATGCCCCAATCAAAGAAATCGTCATCGGCATCTCTGGGGGCTCACAGTCCTCTAGCGTTGACGTGCCTGCGAACAAAAGCCCGACGTTGTCGGAAAAGTCAATCACGCTTGCTTTCGGGGGCTGATGATGGCAGAAACACAGACGTGGGAGGACATCCTGAGCGTTGACTGCGTTCAGAACATGGCCGACTTTGCCGACATGTCGACGGACGCGATTCAGTCCCAGTACTCGCACGCGACGCGCATCCGGCAGAGTGCATCGATGCTCAGGGACAAGATCGATGCTACAGAGTTACTCGAAAGCCTCCAGCAAACGATTGCTGACATGCGAACGGCTAAGGGGGTGTACCTTGACTGGTGGGGCACGCGCGTAGGCGTCAGCCGCTTACTGAAAGTCGGCTCGGATTTCACGCGGTTTGATGACGACTACTACCGATTCCTGTTGTTTTATCGTGCGAGGTGCAATCTTTCGAACGCAACTGCCGCAACGATGAACAACATGCTCAGTCAGTTGACGGATACCAAGGTGTTTGTAGTTGATTACCAGAATATGTCGATCAATTCGATTGTCATCATTGGGAACATTAGTGATTTGCAAGCGCAAATCCTTGAGGTGTATGGGCTTTTGAACCGTCCATCGGGCGTGCTGACGAATTTTTTGATCATTTACCCAGACGAGCAGATTTTTGGCTTTGAGGGAAGCGACTTGCTTCCCTTTGACCAAGGCGTGTTCAACCCTGGGCGAACGATCGGCATGTGACGAACAACCCAAGAAAGACAAACCCCGCAGGTGTGACGGCCTAGCGGGGTTTTTTGATGGTCACCTGTAGGAGAGGCGATCCATGAAATTTTAAACCGACGAATTCATTCATCGAGAAAAACAAACATAACGGCATGGCGACCGCCCTGCTGATAACTAGCGTAAAATCATAGGTATTACAAGGAGAAAATCATGCGTACTTATGATTTGACGGGCCAAACCTTTGGTCGATTAAAAGTTATTGGCTGGAACGGTAAAGCAAAAAAAGGAGGAACGCTGTGGCATTGTGTTTGTGAATGCGGAAATGAATGCGATGTAGAGGGTTATCGGCTGAAGAATGGGCACACGAGATCCTGTGGATGTCTTCAGTTTGAAACGCTGTACAAATATGGCGAACGGCACGGCGATGCAACAGGACAACTTTCCGAACTCTACAACCGATGGAGATCGATGAAGCGTCGATGCTATTGCTCGAGTAGCACAAATTACAAATACTACGGCGGCAGAGGAATTGAGGTCTGTTCTGAATGGAAAAACTCTTATTCAAATTTCAAACAGTGGGCGTTAGAAAACGGGTTTGAAGAGAATAAGGGCTTAACGCTGGACAGAATAGATTTCAATGGAAATTATTGTCCTGAGAATTGCCGTTGGATAACGTTTGAAGAGCAACAACGTAATAAGAGAAATAATCTAACAGTCTTGTTCCGAGGGAAAGTAATGACGGTGTCTGAGCTGTCTAAAACTCTCGGAATAGGCTATGCAACCATCAAATGGCGAATCAAGCAAGGATGGTCAGGCGAAAAACTGGCTCAACCTGTTCGAAACCATAAACCTTATATCTCTTGAACCCTTACTTAAAACTGGGAGAGGTTTTATATGTCAAATTATCCTGCTGTATTGCTTAAATATCCTATTGCCCAAAACGGCGATAGGTCAGCGGTTCCTGAAACCGCTTCCCAGGCAGGGACGGGACGAATCAGTCAAGAAGAAGGGTGGGGCATTTGGAATTCCAGACCGATCGGCGAGGGCGGAATACCGCCTAAGCGCGAGGACTTCAACTCGGTTCTCTACCTACTTTCAACTTTCATCTACTGGATGCAGCAGGGCGGCATCATGCAGTACACCGCTACGCTGGCGTATGAGCCTGGAAACGAGGTCTTAAGCGCAGGAGTGAAGTATCGCTGTCTTGTCGCCAACGGCCCGGGGACTGCCAAAGGCGTGGTCGCACCCTCTGCTGACAAAACCGTATGGAAAAACCTCGATCTCCCGAGCGTCTTGGCCGGTCAGGTTACGCCGTTCTACAACTGCAAGCTCGGCGGGTCGGACGGAAGAAGGCTAATCCCGTGGGGAAGTACCGATGCGTATGAGGCTTATGTTATCTGCGACGGCGGCAGCGATGGGCGCGGCGGGAACGTCCCCAACCTCGTCGACAAGTTTTTACTCCCGAGCACTGTTGCGAATGCAGGCAAGACTGGCGGAAGCTTGAGCCTTAAGGTGCCGGGGGTAACGGTCAACGGTACGGTAGGATCTACGGTTTTGACGGTCGAGCAGATGCCCGCGCACACGCACACAGGCAGTTCATCGACTGCGGGCGCGCATACGCACACTCGCGGCACGATGGAGATTACAGGCGCGATCCCCGTGGACGATCACAAGATCCGCTATGTCGAGGGGGCCTTTTATCAAAACGGGAACTATTCCAACTGCGACAACCGCGACTCAGAAAACGGCTCTCCTCGCGCGTCCTTTGCGGCTTCGAGAACGTGGTCCGGGGAAACGTCGTCTGGCGGCTCGCACTCGCACACGATGAATCTAAACTCGACCGGTGGCGGGCAGGGGCATACGCACACAATCACGAGCTCATCCGAAGCGCAGACGCTCACGCTAGACCGTCCGCCTTTCTATCGTCTCGCTTATTTTGTCAAACTGCCGGAGTAGTAAGGCATGGCATCAAAAGAATTTCATTTCCATTACGTCAAAACGCCCACGGGTTCGATCAGTGGTCAGTCTGTTTTGACGCAGACAGAGGACGCGATCAATGATCTCGGCGACTATATGTTCGAGGCTACGGGCGACGCGACCGAGGCGCTGAATAAGGCTACTGAAGCGCTCAACACGGCGAATACCGCTCAGCAAAATGCGGCCGAGGCGCTCTCTACTGCGAATTCTGCGCTTGGTAGCGTCAATACCTTAACCATCACCGTCAATTCGTGGGATGGGCGCATCAAAAAGGCTGAGAGCAACGCGGCTAATGCCGTCACTGCGGCGACTGAGGCATCTAATAATGCCTCTCAGGCTGTCACAACGGCCAATTCTGCGCTCAATACGGCTCAGCAGGCCGTCACGACGGCCAATGCCGCGAAGACGACGGCTCAGAATGCAAGCACTGCGGCTACTCAGGCCGTGGGCACGGCCGACGCGGCGAATGCGACGGCGGAAGAGGCGAAGAAGATTGCTCAGCAAGCCGTTACCGACACTGACGGCATTCGCGATGAAATCAACCAGAGCATGGTCTTGATTACCCAGAAGGTAAACGAGGCTACGACTCAGGCGCAAAATTCCGCGTCCTCCGCCGCCCAATCACAGGCCAATAGTGACCTTTCTAAGCGGTGGGCAACATGGACGACGGGCGTAGAGACCGAAGACGGCACGGACTACACGGTCGCCGATGACGGCTATTCGTCCAAGTGGAATGCTCAGCTCGCTCAGGCGTGGGCGGTGAAGACTGACGGCAAGGTGACGGAAAACAACCTGGCCGATGGAACTGAGATCGATTATTCGTCGAAGTACTACGCTCAGCAGGCGAAGGCTAGTGCTGACACGGCTGATGCCTCTGAAGCCTCTGCGCTCTCTTCGAAGAACGCAGCGGCTACGAGCGCAAGCGCGGCTAAGACGTCAGAAGCGAAAGCCAAGACTTCTGAGACTAATGCGAAGACGTCTGAGACGAACGCGGCCTCATCGAAAACTGCGGCGGCATCCAGTGCGTCGGCGGCCAAGACTAGCGAGACGAATTCGAAGGCGAGCGAGGTTGCGGCCAAGGCTTCGCAGAACGCGGCTAAGGCCTCGGAGACGAATGCGAGTGCGTCGGAGACTAATGCCCTTGCGGCTAAGAACGCAGCGGCTACGA